CCTCACCTTCCAAGAGTGGTTCGTAACCACCAAAGTCACCAATAATTTTCGTACCTAATTCCATAATAACCTCTTTTGTTTTCTCACTATACACATTATCGCATACTCAACAGGATTTGTCAAGAACTATTTTAGGCAACATCAAGAAAATTTACAAGGTTTTTTGTATTTGAGGGGTGTTTCAGCTTACGGAGTGCCTTAGCTTCAATCTGACGAATGCGACCACGGGTAACACTGAAATTCTGACCAATTTCCTCAAGGGTGGCATCAGGCACACCGATACCGAACCGGCGACGAATCACACGTTCTTCCCTCGGCTGCAAAGTCATCAATGCAGCATTAATACAATTCTTGAGTTCATTATCAAATACAATATCCTCAGCAATGGGAGCCCCATCAGCAAGGTCATATGCATATTCGAAAGGAATAGTCTCAACGATGTCTAGAAGGTCTTTCTTCTTACCCTTTTCATTTAGGACAGCGTTAATCTTGCGATACCGTACTGGATCAGTCATTGAAAGACCATCCATGTCGATACCCCTATTTTTGTATTTATTCATAACAACCTCTTTCTTTCTCATTATATACATAGTATAACACACCCACAGGGGTTTGTCAAGAAGAAAATAGCGCATCAGGGACGAAATCTTCACTTAATTCGATTTCGTATTCTGCGTTATTAGATACACCCCACAGGGTGCCATCTTCGTCTTTTTCTACAACATAAGAAATACCGCCTTCGGTAATCAAGTCGCCTTCTTTAATCTTCATAATCATTTCCTTTTCTCAGTTTATACCTTAGTATACACCATAGAAGAGGATAATGCAAGAGAATAATGGGGCTGGATGTCGTTTTATTGGATATTTGGGGTAAAGTGTGACATATTTACCACCCCTTTGGTGATCTAGTAATGCCTTGATTCTTCATCTGAATCTCAATCCACTGCTTGGCACGGGTGTTCCGAACCTTCTTACCTAGCAGACGTTTGACTTCCTTGAAGGTTGCCTTCTCAATATCCTCATCTGGTTTGTTGTTGTCAACGATGACCATAGTGCCTTTGAATAACTGCGAAAACTTGCCTATGTTGCTTTGTACTGCCTTCCATGAGAGAATAGCGACATCCTCTGGCACTGTGCGCTCACGCTTTTCATTACGCTCCAACGCAACCTCAATTGAGGTATTGACGAATATCATGTGAGTGTCATATCCTAGTGCTTCTAGGTCTGCCTTCTGTGAGCGAATATCATCGTACCTCGCACCAGTGCCGTCAATGACCAGACCGATACGGCCTTCGACATAGTTCTTTTGGCGAGAAGCAGTGACTTTCTTTGCCCTACCCCGTTCCTTCTGATTTGCTTCCCATTCCTCTGGAGGCATCTTCAATGAGAGGCCAGCGTCCTTGAGATACTTCTCAAAAACACTATCAGAGTCAACCACTCGTAATCCGGTGCCACCAGTGGTGTACCGCACGACATATGATTTACCGCTGCCCGGCCCTCCTGCAAGGAAGAACGCTTTAAATATATTCTGGTCTTGTAGACCTTCCTGTAGTTCGTTGAAATGTTTCATCTGTTCGTCCTTCAGTTTTCCTATACCCTGCCATCTCTATAATGTATTTATCGTCATCTGAAAGTGGAGCATTATTAAACGTGCGCTCTTGCTTTTGGAAGGTCATCTTCTTAATACGATTTTTGGTTTTAGCCATTTTAAGTTCCTTTCGATGGTTATGAGTGGATATAGGGTTTTTTGAAATGGCATTCTCCTTTATGTTATTCGTCTTCATCCCAATTTATTCTAACAGTGCCCTTTGAGTGATCTGATGTTGGTTCGAAATTATCTGGGGGGGCATATAGAGGATTTTGCAAACTGTCTTTATATAAATTCATTTTTATTGTGTGTTCACCACTTAATAATCCTTCGCCGAAATTAAAGTTATGCTCCAACTCTTTAATCAAGAAATTTCCCGTATATATATTGTCAAACTCTTCATTTTTTTGTGTTTTAAATGCGGCATGATATGGCAGATTACATCCTACCATATCACCAGCGCCCAGTATACAATTCCCAGGAACCTTTATAGCGACTTGTAGACCTGCTTGCATCATACCAAGCTGTGAATTGCGTTGTTGCACTGTTTTGTGCCAAGTGTTTGAATCGAAAACGTATTGATTATTTCCATCCTCAACACTTGTGTCTTTAGTTCTCCCAGTAGTAGGCAGCAGAAATTGTTTTGATGGGAATGAAGATATATTTTTTTTATCTTCTGTGAGGCTCAGTGGGTTCACTAAGGGGTAAGGCTTTTTATTGCCGTCAGTAATATGCCTTTCGTTTTTGAAAGCCGTGGTGTAATTATATATATTTTTTGTATAACTTTTAGAAACGATGTCATGAACAATCATCTCTGATGAATATACTCCTACCGTGTTATTATATATAATATCAGGAGTTGATGTTATTGCAAAAGATTCAATATTTTGAATATTTTTTAGGACATCAGGAGCACCATTAGGCAAATACTTAGTACCGGCCTGAGGCGTGTGTGAATATATAAGTTTAGGTTTGATGCTATAAAGGTGGCCAAGAGTTTTAAAATTAAACCCGTGGCAGTTTTCAAAAAAAAGATAAGTTGGATCGGAATGTTTCTGAGACACTGCATTGGCACTTGCCATACTAATTATACCATGTGGCGAAGTGTTTGGTGCAATAATTTTTTTATTTTCAGCACTGGGTTCAAGATATAATCTCTTTTTGCTATCCAAGTCTTTTCTTAGCATCTCCTCAACAATAGTTGAATAGCTTCCCTCTAGATTTCTTCTCACCCGCGACCTTTGGTTAACCACAAATTCTCTAGATACAAAATTCAAGATCGTTGCTTGAACTCCATGGCCGATGTCCTGCCTCATTTTAAGAGAAGTCACCATTAATGCATTTTCCGTAAAGTCAATAATATAATCTTTGTCTACAATTGTTGGAGTCCTGATTTTAAGTTTCAGATATTCTTGGCCAATGATGGGCCCGAATGATCCAAGATTTAGTGCATCTTGAATTGCTATACTACCTATTAGTGAATATTGAAATATATTTTCTTGTATTGTTAGGCCTAGTATTGTTCCTGCTTTCAAACCAACCGATTTCCCCGTAGACAATATTAGTTTAGCTTCGATCAGCTCAAATTCACCACCTTTTATCGGTCCTGGCATATTAATTAGTCCTCTGTATCAGAAACCAGATTTTCAAATTCCTCAACGAACTGCCCTAGATATGATGGGTCTAGGAGACGTATCTTTCTAATTTCATCCTGTTTTGCTTCTTCGTATTCTATATTCGTAATTTGCAATGCATCAGATATTGTATTACCATCAGCATCCAGGTTACTAAGACCGATATTAATCTTTACTCTGGTGTCACCTGATGTTGGAGAAATCTCGTAGTGATGTGTCGCATCAACATTGTCATATGTATCTGATACATGTGCAATAAATTGCCGGTTATTCATAGGCCACTGGTGATACCTATCAGTGATATTATTGACAAGTAGAACAACCCAATGGTATGTTGCATCACCATATAGTTTGTGAGCAATCATCTCTGGCGTCTCACCGCTCCTAACGTCATGGGTGTCAAAGAGAGCTGATACCGACTTTGCTTTACTGCCAAGCACCACTCTTTTAAGAAGATGTGTTACAAGCTTGTAGTCATCGTTACCAACAGAATCATATATGATAAGAGGAAAATAGGAAAAATACATATTAGTACCCGTCCTGCATTTTCTGCTTATCCATAACTTCTATTTCCCGGAAACTTAATTTCAAAGAAATTTTGTATGGAGGGGCGCCGGTAGCGCCACTTTCCCCTTTGCTGGTGGCCCCAAATGTTTGCCATTTATCACCACCATATGTAACATCAGCACTTTCTAGAAAACATTTTCCAATCTTATTGAGATATGAGTTTTTGACATTCATATGCATGTAAGCAATATCAAACATATCTGGAATAGTCATTTCTCTGGTTGAGGATTTATTAACAAATTCCGGCGTCATTGCCACTTTAAATGTCTTAATTATTTCATCAGCGATATCAGATTCAGTTTTATTTTTAGGTCTAAAGGTGAAGTCATAGGCAAATTTCCTTCTAGTAATGCCTCTAAACATAACTTCAATTCTGGGAACGATTATGTTACCCCGCGCAACAGCAGCCACATCTGACACACCACTCAGGCCTGGTAATGCCTCCGCGATTTTCAACCCCTGCTGTTCAAATAACGGAACGGCGGCTTCGCCGCCCTCAGTTAAGGTGTTGATAAGCCCGCCGCCGCCTAAAAGCTTCGTGATAGCATTATATGCTACTTCTGTTAATCCGCCAATTGTTGAATCCTCATAAGCCATTTGGTAACTTGCACTAGTCGCGGCGGGCATATATAAACCAATCGTTTTATCGCTCTTCGTTTTGCTCTCCATCATCGACATAAGGAGAGATGTACCCGCAGACGTAGCCTTAACCGCCGCCAACCTCTTGGCAATGGCCGCTTTCCTTTTATCTTCATACTGTTCGCGCTCAATGAAGTACTCTTCAGTGGGTTCAATGTCATCTGGAATAGGTGGCAATTTCGGGGGCACCTTATACTTGCCGTGGGTGACCTTATATGAGGTAAATAGGATATAATTTGCAACGCGAGCATTAACTCCTATATCTTGTGGATACAATAGAATTTTTTGCCCACCCGGGCCATTTCGTGGGTCTTTACCTGGCGGATAACTATTTGCGGTGCCTATTCCTCTGGTGGCAGTATTATCAGACCCGAATATCGATTTTGTAAAACTTTTAGCATGTTTGGTAATTTGCCCTTTACCAATGTTAACGAAACTATCTGCTATTCCCATGTCTAAATATCCTTATAACGTATCATTGGAACTATTTATAAGATGTCATACAAAGGTCGATATACACCAACCTGCCCAAATAAATATAAGGGCAATTCACATAACATAATATATCGTTCTCTATGGGAACGTAAATTTATGGTCTATTGTGATACCAGCAATGCCATCATTGAATGGGGCAGTGAAGAGATCATTATACCTTATTTATCACCCAAGGATGGGCGAATGCATAGATACTTTCCAGATTTTTATATTAAAGTCAAACAGGCTGATGGTATTATTAAGAAGATGATTATTGAGGTTAAACCCAAGGTGCAGTGCAAACCACCAAAAGAACCTAAAAGGCGAACCCGGAGGTGGATAAATGCGGTTATGACATATGGTGTGAATGATGCCAAATGGAGATATGCCACTGATTGGTGCGAAAATAACGGTATGGAGTTTAAGATTTTAACTGAAGATCATCTTGGGATTTCGTATAAATAGGTATATGGCAAATGCACCCAGTAAATACATGCAAGCAGTTAAGGATGCGGCGAAAGATCGTCCAAAATCTACTGCATGGTATAGAGAAAAAATTAAAGAATTCGGCACACCTGGCCCACTTGATCTTATACGAGATGGTAAGCGAAATAACAAGCCATTCTATGGTAAGCTCAATATGTTTATGTATAGTCCCAAATTTAAGAAGACCCTACCATACTATGATACATTCCCCCTGGTGTTACCACTAGAGATGTATCCAGATGGGTTTCTTGGCATCAACTTGCATTACTTACCAATTCCCCTGAGAATTAAGTTGCTTGATCGTTTGGTGGACTATTCTAATAATACCGCATTTGATGAGTCAACAAAACTTATCGTTGATTATAGCAAATTAAAGAGCGTGAGACTTATCAGGCCAACCATACACAAATACCTTGCTGGATACACCAAGTCACAGTTTCGTAGAATTGATGCAGATGAATTTACGGTTGCAACTCTTCTACCTGTACAGAGGTTTAAGAAGGCATCTGCATCAGAGGTATGGAAAGAATCGAGGGCAATGATCTAATGGCAGTACTTCCTAAATTTATAGAAGGAGCAGCATTTGGTAGTCTCAATACTGTCCTAAGTCATTTCCTTGGCGGGGACGGTAAGGATGGATATGCTCTCCCAAGTCACTTTGAAGTTCTTATTTCACCCCCAGGCATGGGCTTGCCCGACTCTGAGGATATTGATGAATTAAGTGACGACGAGCTCGCCCAAATTGCAGCGCGACAAAGCCTTGGCGCCAATGGATTATCAAAGAAAATTTCTCTTCGTTGTGAATCAATCTCATTGCCGGGGATGAACCTCACTTCAAGTATCGATCCTGGCGGGTATAGTGTTCAACCACAAGTTGTTGATGGTGTTTCTTTCGCAGAAACAATTAATATGACATTCCAATCGAGTAGTGACCTTGAGGAGAGAGTGCTTTTTGAACGATGGCAAGAACTGGCATGGGATAGGGCTAATTGGAATATCAGATATTATGATCAATATACAGGGTCGGTAGAGATATATATATTAGACATGCAAAAAAATAAAAAGTATGGGGTTAAACTATATGATTGTTACCCAAAAACTGTCAGTGATGTTGCCCTAAATTTTGCCCCTGCAACAGACATTGTGAAAATAAATGTTGCCATGCAATATAAGTATTGGGAGACAATGAATATTAAAGCTCAACCACGAGGTTTGGGAGACAAACTTTTAGATAATATCAAAGGGGGTATAGAACGATCCATTAACGCGAACATACCGAATGTGTTAAGCAAACTAGGTTAAACCCTGAGTTTAACTTATAATTTTATGATAAAGGATGATAAATTATGGCACTACCTAAACTAAAGACACCAGAATACAAATTACTGGTTCCATCAACACAAGAGGAGATTAGTTACAGACCCTTTTTAGTTAAAGAACAAAAAATTCTTATGATTGCCCACGAATCAGACGATGAAAAAAGTATTTCTGATGCATTAAGCAAACTAGTCTCAGAATGTACATTTGGGATTATTGATGCATCAAAGATTCCTATGTTTGATGTGGAATATATATTCCTTCAAATAAGGGCAAAGTCAGTTGGTTCTGAAGTAAAATTAAATATTACTTGCCCAGATGACGGCGAAACAGAAGTTGAAGTTAATGTTAATATTGAAGACATTAATGTGCAGAGGAGTGTTGAACATAAAGAGGTTATTGATTTGACTGATGATATCAAAATCAAATTTAGATATCCTCGACTTTCTGATCATCAAGGTTTCCCAGCAAATATAGGCGACTTTGAGCGTATGACTAGATTGGTTAATATTTGTGTTGAATCAGTTCAATCCGGTGAAGAAACTATAAACTATGTTGACATGACTTCAGAGGATATCGATGATTTCATTGATTCATTTACTGGTGACCAGTTGATACAAGTACTTAAATTTTTCGAAACTATGCCAAAAGTTCGGCATGTGGTTAATGTAGTAAATCCTGTTACGAAGGTAAAAGGAGAGGTATTACTAGAAGGAATCGAAAGTTTTTTAGAATAGCCCTTTCGCATGATAGCGTGGTGAATTATTATCAGACAAATTTTTCTATGATGCAACATCACCACTATAGTTTGACTGAATTAGAAGATATGATGCCTTGGGAAAGGGAAATTTTTATAGGATTGTTAGTTAAACATTTGGAAAAAGAAAAATCGGAACAAGAAAAACAAGAGCGCGCTAATAGGGGCTAGTTAAATGGGCGAAGAAGAAATTAAAGCATCAGGCTATCATCCAGCAGATACGAATGGTGATGGTGATGTATCCAAAGAAGAACATGATATGTTCTTGGAGTTCAAACGCAAAGAACTTGAAGATGCAGATGCAATGCGTGATGCACAACGCAACATGGCATGGTATGCTCTTAGTGGGATGCTATTGTATCCTGTGTGCGTTGTCGTATCAGTTATATGCGGTATTGATACTGCTGCAAAGATACTGGGAGATATGGCAGGAGTATACTTCATTGCCGTTGCTGGTATTGTTGCAGCATTCTTTGGCGCCCAAGCAATATCAAAAAAAGTATCTAAAAAATAAGGAATAAGTTATGGCAGATGATCTCTCAACTGTAGCGTCTCTTTTAAGAGATACTAATAAAAAGCTGGATAAGCTTAGCAAAGATAATGATGCAAGTAACACTGCTACTTCTATAATAGCACAATCATTACCCGAAATATTGAGTGATAGAAACATACAATCGAAAAGTGAAAAATTTGATAAAAAAGAAGGTGTAACTGAGGTTGATGAAGCGGTAGCGGAAACTACAAAGGCGGTCAAAGAAGGAAATGCTGGGGCGACAAAGGCGGCCAAGGACAGGGCAAAGGCGGCGGAAAAGTCTGATGTTAAGCAGGCCAAGGAAAGGGTTAAGGCAAGGAAGGCGGAGGATGCCAGACAAGCCGAATTCGGCAATCACTTCGACCTAGAGAGCGAAAAAAACCGGAAAGAACAAAAGAGTCATATTAAGGACCTTAAAACAGTAAATGAAGATATGGGGAAAGGAATTGAAGCACAGGGTGGAGTAGCAAAAGCAAATTCGGAGTATGTTAAAGGGGCTTTTGACATACAAATGGCAGAGTTCGCTTTAAGAAAGAAAAACCCAGAACTTTCTAGAGCGGGGAAGAGTGAATTAAAGCGTGAGACTGCTCAAGCTAAAAAAGAGCAAAGGACAACCAACGGGTTTATTCGAAGAATGGCCAGCGGCTTCTTGACTTCTCTTGCAAATGCTGGGAAAGTAGCAGGGATGGGGATATTCGGGTATTTGTCAGTGTTGGGACTTGCCGGATTCTTTTATGGTATCTCTAAGTTCTTAGGTAGTAAATATTGGAAAATAACTACAAAATGGATAGGAAAGTCGTTTGATAGCCTAAAAGGTATTCATAAAACGCTCTCCGAGGATTGGGGTCCAAATTTTGCAAATATAGCTTTGACCCTTGGGGCAGTAGCATCAATTTTTGGGGTGGGTGGAATATTGCGTGGGGTGTTTGGCAAAAAGGGAAAAATTATGCGCGCTATAGCGCTCATTTCTGCCGCGCTGGCGGGTTTTGCGTGGCTTTTTTCAACACCGAAAAACCCGGACGGGAGTGATCGCGAACACACGGCGGGAGAGCTGGCGGGAAAGGGTGCAGTTGCAGTCGGTTTAACCGGTGCCGCTGCGCTCGGGGTGAAAAAGTTATTAAAAAAGACGCCTGTGAAGACGCCGAAAACTACTAAGACGCCCTCGGGCACTCAGCCGCGCGACGCGCGCGGCCGATTTGCTTCGAAAACGCCAGCTGGAAAAGTTATGGGGGCATTTACCAAATTCCCTAGACTTGGAAAATTTCTAGGAGTATTAAAAGGAATTCCGTATCTATCTTCTGTATTTGCAATTAATGATTTAGTTAATATTTTCAATGATGATAAAATGAGTACTAAAGCAAAAGTAGCAGCTGGCGCTGGTGTTTTCGGTGGTGTTGGCGGATCTATGTTAGGTGCATCGTTAGGTTTTATGCTTCCCTTTCCTGGAGGCACTGCTTTAGGAGTAACGGCAGGTTACTTTGGTGGTGACATGATTGCAAGGGGAATAATGCAGTATATGCTTGGAGAAAAGGTTGATATCTTCCCAGGTTGGTCAGGAATCAATGATTTTATAAACGATTCTGGTGCCAAGAAAGCTGCCAAGGCATCTACGGCCAAGCCGTCAGGGGTTGCCAAGGCATCTATGCCCATGAAGCTATTTGCACACCAACAGGCAGAGCGCAGCCTCCAAGGCCTTGGAGGATGGAACCAAACCCTTCATCGCCGGGATTTGCCTGGGACACCGACGGCGGATCAAGAACCGTTGATCCGCGCGGATCAAGAAACCGATGCCCAATTTCGGGCACGGTTTTACGCTAGATCCAAAGCAAGACTTGCAGAAAAGCTGAAAAAAAATCCAAACATATATACACCACGGCCGGACGCGGTGGATGAGGAGTTGGCGAGAGCGCGAAAAAGACTCGAAACAGCGCCGGGTGTTATTCTGGCGAATAGATACACACCACCGGGAGGAGAAGTCAATGTCCGAGCTGGTCTCGGGAAACTCACGGAATTTATAGTGAATGGTGAGAATATGTTGACGCCGAAGGTGCGGGCGGAATACCAGGCATTGCGGGTGCTCCATGCTACTGCTGAGCGATTGGTGGAAGCCGCGCAAGCTTCTGCTGCTGCGGCTGATTCGAATTCGAAGCTGAAGGATGTGCAGGTCATTCCGATGGGTGGGGGGAGCATATACAATAATTTGAACGGCGCCGGCGCGTATGGCGGCGGCTCGCAGCTGAAAGGGATTTAATTGATCCTCGTTCAGGGGAGCTAATTGGTTCATAAAAAAGGGGGGGGAAATTCCCCCCCAGTCTCTTATTCGTTTGCCAACTTTTCAAAGTAGGATATAGTATCCTCATCATTATCAACAGTAGGCGCAGGAGTAGGTTTTGTATCCACCTTGGGTTCAGCCCGAGGCGCATCTTCCATCACTGCTGCGGCAGTTCCTACCGTAGTAGTCCCTGCAAGAACCATGTGCAAACGTGTCTTTAGCTCATCATAAGACTTGAAGTTGGTTGCAGAAGTAAACTCTACCAGAGGATACTCCTTCTTCCAAACTTCTTCAATCTTCTCATCATCATCATCAAACAAAGCAGTTGGTGCTTCGAACTCTGACTTGTCATAGTTCCAATAGCCATCTACCTTACGAATCTTCAGCTTGAAGTTCGCACCTTCCCAGAAGTCAAAGGGATTGACAGGGGTTTCATCCTTGAATGCTGGTTGCATTGCTTCCATACACTTGTCAAAGATTTTCTTACCAAAGCGATAGAGCATAACCTTGCCCTCATTCTGAGGATTAGTGGAGTCTTCGACAACAAGGATATTTGCAAAATACTGCAACTTACGCTTCTGCTTACGAGCAATCTCCTTGTCTGACTCAACTCCTGAGTTCCAGTATGCAGAGTTCATCTCTGATACGGGATCATTCTGTCCAATGGTTGTGAGAGAGTTCTCAATATACCACTGGCCAGTTGGACCTTGAAACGCATGGTTCCAAACTTTTGCCCAAGGAAGGTCTTCACCCAATACTGCTGGCAGGAAACGAATAACGGCATAACCATTACCCGTCTTATCTACCACAGGTTTCCAAAGACGGTCATCTGCATAGGACTTCTTTTCTTGGGGGGCGTTCTCTGCTTGGACTGCTCCAAGCAGTTTATCCAACGAGTTGGACTTTCTTAGTGTACTTAATGACATATGTATCTCCTTATGTGAATATATGTTTTCGTATGTTTATCGTATGCTTACTTTATCACAAAAATCTGCTTTTGTCAAGTACCTTACGTTATTTTTCTTTCCATCATTCCCCACACTGAAGAATGATTCTTGTCCAAAACGCTCTACTGGATCAACCCAATAGAACTTAACGTCACGGTACTCTGTAAAAACAGTTTGCATCTGGTTCAACCAATTGCTTGGATTGAAACCTTTTGCATCACCTGACAGATAGTTATCTGTCCCTTTATACAAGTTGTTCAACTTCTCGCTATACGCAGATAGGTCAAACCCCAATATATAAATCTCTGTTGCTCCTTGCTGACATGCAAGGTGCAGTGCGGTGTTACCCGCTGACCATCCAACCGGAAAGTCAATTGTATTTATGTTGTCATCTTCATAAACATATGTAATCCAAACACCAATATCCTTCTCCAGCTTCATGCGAAGGTCTTTCATGTCAAGATTGGGAAACTGTTGAATTGCCGCCTCAACCTTTTCCTTTATAGAAGATGGGTCTTTACCTGATATCACACAACGGTCTGTGATACCAGTTGTCTTATGGATGAATTCGGCTGGAATGTCATACCCCATAA